ACAAAGAAAGATCCGAGAAAGAAGGATGTATTGAACTTTCCTATAATAACCGTGGCAAGAACTGGCTTATCGAAAGATCCAACCAAGAAGGGAATATTTCAAGGGAATGTTTTGCCTTCCAACACAGCCAACATAGAGATTGCAAAAAGGATAATGCAACAAAAGACAGCAGAATTTGGCAACGCATATTCAAAGCAACAAACAGGACAATATAATAGAAAAGCAAAGAACCCAAAGGTTATTTATCAATTTATGAGCGTGCCTCAAGTCGTCCATGTTAATCCTACATATGAAGTGGTGCTCACATCATTATACACTCAGCAAATGAATGAGATGTTGCAGCCACTATTGACTGAGACGGGAAACATAAATTATAAAGTTATAAAATATGATCATTATCGGTATGAACTATTCATAGATCAAAACTATAATATATCTGACAACTCTGCCAATTTGGGAGAGGACCAGAGAAAGATGGAAGCAAAAATTACATTTAACATTATTGGTTACCTTTTTGGCAAGTATATTAATGATGATTTACCGAAGATAACTATTAGAGAAAGTATTGTAGAGTATAAATTCCCAAAAGAATCAGTAATTTTAGGTTAGTTAGTTCTTTAGGGATTGAGTTAACTATTTATTATTGAATTCTAATTTTTAGAAAGGAGATGATTAGATGCCAGTAGAAAAATTTAACTTTGTATCCCCTGGAGTGCAAGTAGCAGAGATCGATAAATCCGGACTTCCCGCAGNCGCNCCTGCAGTTGGCCCTGNAGTAATTGGCCGAGCCTTACAAGGCCCGGGTATGCGCCCCGTCAAACTTAATTCCACCCTTGATTTACACTCAATATTTGGCGCCCCAAACCCGGGAGGGGAGAGTGGAGACACATGGNTAGCAGGNAACCGTGCTGCACCNACTTATGGNCTCTACGCCGCCGAAGCTTATCTTCGCAACAACGGCCCTGTGACCTTTGTNCGTTTAATGGGAGAAAATGAATCCGGCGCGACCGGCGATGGTTTAGCCGGATGGACAACATTGAATTCAGTGGGCCTCTTCGTGGCAAACGGAGTTTCAGGTTCGAGTAACGGTATCGAACAGATAACTGCCTCTCTAGGTGCTGTTATTTACACATCAACCGGCTCTGCGACCTGCGATGTTAAATTAATGAGTATCACACATGCCCAACCGGCTACAGCAACTGATACCACCTTAATACTAAATGAATCTTCAGATTCAAAAGATCTTAAGTTCACAGCCGTAATAGAAAATTACAAGGGAACTTCTCATCTTACTGCGACTTTTAACTTTGATCCGGATTCGGATATTTATATTCGCAAAGTGCTTAATACAAANCCGCAATACTGCAACGATTCTCTATACAGTGCCGCTGACCGACTTAACTACTGGCTTGGTGAGACTTTTGAATCTAACATAGAAGAAACTGTTGTTGGAGAAAGAAACGGCGCCCCCACCGCGCTGGCCTCATCTTCTAACTTTGCATTCATCTTCCGCAATACCCTAACTGGTACCCTTGCTGACCATAACGATCGCAGCAGCGCTGCCGCCGTTGCGAAGTCAGGATATGTTATTGCACAGGATTTAACTCAAGATACTGCTTCCTATGCAGCTTCGGGGATGCAAAAACTTTTCCGCTTTGCTGCCACTGACTACCGCGGCGACTGGGATAACAGAAATATTAAGATTTCAATTGCTAATATCAAAGGCCCCGTCAACCCGACAGTCAATGCATATGGTACATTCGATGTTTTTGTTCGAAATAGTGCCGATACAGATAACTCACTTAATGTCATCGAGTCATTTACTGGTTTAAGTTTGGATCCCTCCGCGGAAAACTATATTGCTCGTCGTATCGGTGATAAATACCTTAGTTGGGATGCTACCAACAAGGTATATGAAACATATGGAGCGTACGACAGCGTTTCAAAGTATATCCGAATGGATATGGTAGATGCTGTCGACAACGGATCGGTTAACGCTGCCAGCCTTCCAGCTGGATTCTTTGGCCCACCCCGATATATTGGAGAAACCACCAGTTCGATAGCCGGGACGGCTACTTTTAGCGGCGGCGGCGTGACATCAGCGACGACAATGACTTCCGGGTCGAATTTTGCTAGCAATCCATATTCCGTCGCCAACCTTATTAGCGGCACATTCGGCGTAACTGTATCTTTCCCGTCGCTAGTTCTGCGCCAGTCGGGTTCAACCGGCGTCGGAAGTGTTAAAGAAGCCTTCTACGGTTCTCTTAGCAAAGGTACTTTTGCACGCCGCGACAACACATATGGAGAATATAACAGGCGCCTATCAAGCGATTTAGGTGACGCCTATGAAGCTGTTACTAGCGTCACTGAAGCTTCGTTTGTGTTCTCACTGGACAATATTTCCGGTACCGCGGCCAACCCAGTGTACGTATCCGGCTCGCGCGCCGGCGCCACATCCTTCCGCGGCACAGGCACATACTCTACTTTATTAAATGCCGGGATCAACAACTTCACAATGCCTATGCACGGTGGAACTGATGGTTTTGACGTGCTGGAGCCTGAGCCGTTCGCAAACAGACTAACCACCGGCCAATCAGATAGTACAAGTTATGAGTACTACTCTTTAAGAAAGGCTGTAGATACTATTAGAGACCCCGATGTTGTAGAGCATAATGTTTGTTCTATCCCGGGCGTATCTACCACCGGTATAACCGACTACTTGATCAGCATGGCGGAAAACCGGCGTGATACTCTTGCGCTTATCGATATCCAGCATGACTATAAGCCTCGTTTCGAATTGACTTCGGGAGATATTGTAACTAACAGAACTACACTTCCGAATGTGAGCCAAGCGCTCACAGCAATAAAGGCCCGCGGCTTTAACACCTCTTACGGTGCAGCTTACTACCCCGCAGTTCAAATACGAGACCGAGAGCGAGGTGTACGCCTCTTTGTCCCGGCTACAGTAGCCGCCATGGCCGCCTACGGGTACACAGACAACGTAGCCGCCCCTTGGTTCGCCCCGGCAGGCTTTAACCGNGGNGGCCTCGATGCCGCTTCGGGTATTACCGCAACTGGCGTCTCTAAGCAACTTCGCTCGCAAGATCGTGATGACCTTTACGAAGTGAATGTTAACCCGATAGCGCAGTTCCCACAAGAAGGAATTGTAATATTTGGTCAAAAGACACTCCAGGCAACACGTTCGGCATTGGATCGAGTTAACGTAAGACGACTTCTTGTATATCTCAAGAAGGAAATATCTAGAATTGCAAATTCAATTCTATTTGAGCCGAACGTCCAGGCAACTTGGAATAACTTCCTAGCTAGGGTTAACCCCTTCTTGTCGGATGTTAAGGGTAGGTTTGGTTTAACTGACTACAAAGTGATTCTCGATGAGACCACCACCACACCCGAATTGATCGATCGAAACATACTTTACGCCAGAATCTTGTTGAAGCCGGCTCGCTCTATCGAGTTCATCGCGCTTGACTTTGAAATCTTCCGCACTGGCGCAAGTTTTGACGACTAATACTATTTAATATAGAGGAGAGATAAAAAATGGCACAAACCTTTTGGAGCGACGGCAGCTTAGAGCCAAGAAGAAACTTTAAGTTCCTTGTAACGCTAAATAAAATACCAACATGGGTTGTTAAGAATGTTAACTTGCCTTCAATTACTGTTACGGAAGGAACGCACAAGTTCCTAAACCATACATTCTATTTTCCGGGTACCGTTGAATACAATGAAGTATCTGTCACGGTAGTCGATGCTATCGATAAGGATGTTTCAGCAAACGTTTTGAATAACTTTGCCAATAGTGGCTACACAACTCCAGATATCGAGTCAAGTGCCGTTACTTCCCTTTTAACAAAAAGAGGATCGGTTGACGCTTTCGGAGAAGTTCTAATAGAACACTTGGGCAGCGGCGATGCCGGCCAAGACAATAAGTTACGTTTTGGCTTAAAGAATGCTTGGATCAAAGTTGTTGAATTCCCTACAAGCCTTGCCTATGACAGTAACGATCCATCAGAGATTAAATTAACTTTCCGCTATGATTACTTTGAGGCCAACTTCAATGGCGACACTCTCGCTGCCTTTGGCGGTGCAAAATAATTAAAGGAGAATAATGAGAAACAGTCAAGAGCGCATAGGCGCAAACAAGGAAAATGCAAGTTCACCGCCACCAGAGGCTTTACAAGAAGCCCTGAATACTGGCGGTGACTTTTCCTTTATGGCAGTCAATGATATTATCGAACTGCCCTCAAAAGGTGAACACCTTCCGGAAGACCACCCTCTTCGCGTCAATCCGGTTATTGAATTAAAACAAATGACAGCAAAAGAAGAGGATATATTGGTTAACCAGTCTTATATCAAGCAAGGGGTGGTTATCGACAAACTTTTGCATTCGTTGTTAGTTGATAAAACTACTAACTTGGACGACTTGCTCGTTGGGGACAAGAATGCTCTTTTGATCCAGTCTAGGATATCAGCTTATGGTGCAGAGTATCCCGTGCAGACATTTTGCAGAGCCTGTATGCAACAGCAGAATGTAACGTTCGATTTAGAAGAGTGTGTTAACTATCGCGAAGCTTCTTATTCCGAGGAGGCTGTACAGAATGAAAATGGTACTTTTACAATAGAGATGCCAAAATCAAAAGTTAAACTAGAATTAAGGTTTTTGGCCGCCAGTGATGAAAAGGCACTTGCTGCGAAAGAACAAAAGTATAAGAAACACAATGTAGAGTTTTCCACAACCATAGAAGCATATCGTCAAATGATTGTTTCAGTTAACGGAGAAGAAAAGTTAATTAACAAATATCTAGATAACATGCCTTTGCAAGATTCCAGGTATTTGAAGAAAATAATCAAAACAGTCCCTCCCACAGCGGAACTTATTGGAGAATATGATTGCCAATCGTGTGGAGCAGCCAACAAGCAGGAGGTACCGATAACGTACCGATTTTTTTGGCCTGACCTCTGATTATCAAAGAAGCGTCCATGAAGAAATGTTCGCTCTTAAATATCACGGTGGATATTCCCTATATGAAAGTTATTTCCTTCCAGTTGGAATTCGCAAATGGACAGTAAATAAACTAATTGATCAACTTGAAAAAGAAAAAGAGGCTTTATCCAAAAACAAATAGTTTGAAGTTTGATATTTAACCCGGCAATAAAGGTCGGGTTTTGTTTTTCAAACTATTTATTTTACTAGGAGTACTTAATATGGCAGATGAAGATAAAGAACTTATACTGGACTTCACACAGATGGACGAAGGGCTCGCTCAGCAAGGTGCAAAACTTAAATTGACACTGTATTCATTGTTGGGA